ATACACTCCATACTCTACCTTGGTCTAAGGTCTCGATGTTTAACCCCAACCTCAGGTAAATCTCCCAAGAAGAAATCGAGTCTTTCATCAGAGATGGAACGCTTTCCACCGATTGGCATGAGCCCCTCCGTATGGGGCCCGTTCGTGTGGACCACCATGCACATCGTGTCCCTCGGATATTCGGCAACTCCGTCGCAGGAAGAACAGCAGGCGGCGACTCAGTTTTACGAATCGCTTCAACTAATGATTCCGTGTCCCATTTGTCGGGATCATTACGGTCAGTTCTTGAAGGACACCCCTCCAGCTGTTCAGAACCGCGACACCTTGATTCGATGGGTCTTCAACGTTCACAACAAGGTCAATGTACAACTGGGTAAACCGGAACGAACCTTTGAGCAGTTTATTGCTGATATGCGTGCTCTTTCGGCCATGTCTTGCTATTCCATTGTTCCATCTTCCGGCCTCAGCGTGACGACTGCCCTGATTCTTCTCGGAGTCCTCGGTGTTGGTGGATTTGCGATGTATCGTGCCTTCCGTTAGATTCAACTATTCCATTTGAAAGGAGTATCTTATTCCTTTCAAAGGTGGTTCGGCGTCTATATCGCCTTCCGACAATCTGACGCATAACAATGCCGTCTACAAAGGGGGCATCGCGGATCATGTTCCAACGCTTGTAAAATTGCGATAGAAAAGGCGTGGGCACACGGCGTCCAGTACGCAGTTTCGACCGTTAAGGGGTCCAAGGTAATGGTACAGATCGCATCGGCAGGCAAGGGTGGCAGGTCTGTCAAAGGTTCCGCCCTTTGTAGGGGGTCCCGTAGGGGGTCCCGTAGGGGGTCCCGTAAGGTTGATCGCGGATTGTCTCGGAGCCTTGGAACAGTTAGGACCTCCAAGGGGCGATGGGTCGGCAGAGACACGGTAGACCGCAAGGTTCGATTCCACGGCAACGCATAATCGGGAAAGACTGTGTACACGGGCACAAACTCACTGTCTTCCCAAAATTGGACCACATACGGAATCCGCGTCAGGGTTGATTGAATCACGTGATCTAGGTCGATCGCCCCCCATCGATTGAACACAGGGCGTTCAGCATCAAGGACAGGTAAGGACTCGACCGTAATAGTAAAGAAGACGGGATCCGGTGTCAAGATGGGTCGTATAGAGACAAAGGTTCCCAATCCGCGATGTTTTGGACGAAGCCACAGGATCTGGTGTGACTGCCCGCGGATTTCTTGATGAATGCGGAGCGGATCAAACAGTCCAATTTGTTGATTGTCTTGACGCAAAATCGCTAGGAGCCCGGATTCCATATCCTCGCTTCTTTCCCCTTCTATTTTTTATTGGAAAGAGCCCATTCTTCCAGAGCATGGATACGGTCATCCGGTTTGAACGTCAGCCACCCAAATAACGCAGCGGCCGTTGGATGGATAAAGCGACGGTCAATAATGGGAATCAACGAGTAGAATCGGGGCCTCTTTCCCTGCCAATACCAGCGATATATCAGCACGTACGGAATGACGGCGAAGAATAGCAAGAAGCCGTACAAGGCGTACAAGATGCGATAGGGGTATTCGCGGTACAGATTTAGGTTGGCGGACAGACTAGCTCCATACACGCCCAACATCAAGAGCACAATGACTAGGAGAACTGTGCCCGCGATACGAAAAATACGCCCCGCTAAACGAGTCGCGGAAAACGTCTGGCGTTCTTCCTCGGCTGTCTTGGCTTGTGCCCGAGCCTCGGCGTCTTTTTTGGCCTTGGCGTCGGCTTGGGCCTTCGCATCCTTGGCGTTGGCACTCGCGGTCGCGACGTCCTTGGCCTTTTGTTCTGCGACAGCCTTGTCCTTGGCGTACTGTTCCGCCTCGGGATTGTAGGTGGCCTGATGGAGGTTGTATGCGATGGCATCGGTAAGGTTGCCTAACAGAGACATTCTATAGATTCAAGGGAAACTTCTAAGGGGTCTTAGACCGCTCTTATAAAATTCTACCCATCGACGCTAGCGGAATCATGGAGTCTCCTCCGTTTGTGATTACACCGGAAGGCAGGCGATTGGCGGTTTGAAGTTCGCAGTCGGGACGCGATCCGTAGGAACGTTCCGCATCGCAGGAAGCCGGCGATGGCACTTTCACGCACGCACGACCCGTTAAATCTTCTCCGACAAAGCACCAAACCTCCTTTTTGAAGCGGTCCTCGTCTCTATGCTCTCTGTGTTCTCTTTCCTCGTGTCTGTCCCATCGTCTGTGTAAGCCGTAGTGTCTTACAACGTACACAATACCTACACCAAGAACAATTGCTCCGACGACGACCAGCAAAAACGTATAGAATGAATGAGTCCTGGGGAGGTTTGTCGCGACCCCATTCACAGCACTGTTCATAGCACTGTTTACTGCTCCATTGACAGACGCCGGAAGATTTCCCATCGTATTTGCCATTCGATTTGATGTACTTGCTACAAAGGAGTTCATCTATTTCCAAGAGTGTTTTTTATGAGGAAGGACCTAGACCCGTTCTAAGGTCTAGACCCGTTCAAAGGCCTAAGTAAAAAGACCGAGGGATACGATAGGAGACCATGCCGGGTGGATTATTATCGCTCGTATGCTACGGCAATGAAAATGTTATGATCAACGGCAATCCACAACTCACGTGGTTTTACAAGGCCTTTCAGCGCTACACTCACTTTTCGCAAGAGCCGATTCAGGTGCCCCTGGAAGGCCCGAACCAACTCTTGTTGGACGCCCCCATTTTGCTGAAGGCCAAAATTCCGAGACAGGGAGATCTTCTGAGCGATTTGATCTTGCGCATCCAGTTGCCGGATATCTTTAGCAAGGCCTATATTTCACAGCCCTTACCCGGAACTTTTGTGTTGGATAGAGCCTACGAGTTCGCCTGGGTGCGACAGGTGGGCGTGCGTATGATTGACACCGTCACCTTTACGATCGGAGGACAGATCATCCAGGAATTCACAAGCGACTGGATCGGAGCCCGGGCCCTCCTGGATTTGGACAACAACAAATACAAGCAGTGGCGCACAATGGTCGGAGACGTTCCAGAATTGTTTGACCCCGCCCAGGGTATTTACGCTGACGTGTCCTCAGGGACCCCATTGTATCCGAATGTGGTGGCCTGGCAAGGCAATACGACTCTTCCGAACCCTGTCCAAAACAACGCTCCCAGCATTCCAGGGCGCGTCCTTCGTGTTCCCCTGGGACTCTGGTTCAGCGATTTCATCGCCAATTCGCTTCCCCTTGTGGGACTTCAGTATCACGACTGCGAGATCCAAATTCGCATGAGACCCATTCGCGACCTCTACACGGTGCTGGACCCTAATGGTAATCGTCTCCGTTACGGCACCCAGTTGCTCCCCTATCATCCAACGGATCAATACACCTCTGTGTGGAATCCAACACTGTACGGCACCCTTCCAAACACACTCAATAATCTGTACAGAACCTACACGGATCTATCGGGATCCCCTCGTTATTTTTACACCGACATTTCGGGCAACATTCCCATCTCGGATGGATGGCCCCTTAACGCAACGCTGGAAGCGACCTACACCTTTGTAAGAGATCAAGAGCAACTTCAGTTTGCCCGCACGACCCTACGCTACAATGTGCGCCAAGCCCAAAATTTCATCTTTTCGGGTGTCACGACCCGAAGCACGTATCGACTGGACGTTCACAATATTGCCACACGTATTGTGTATTTTGCCCGTCGATCTGACGCACTTCCCTTCCGAAATCAACCGACGAATCTCACAAACTGGATCTATCCTCAGGGGTCCCTTCGTCCCATCGCCATTGGCGGAGGTCCTCCGGATGACCTTACAGGGTACGGCATCACACCTTCCATCGTGTCGATTAACGGTACTCCTACATCAATAGGACGATCGGGGCTGAATCTTCAAGGTCTCCAACGTCGCATCCTTCGCAATATGTTTCTTACGGCAAATGGTCAACCGCTGTTTGATGCCCAGGACTCTGCTTATTTTGTAGATTACGTTCCGTTTCGGTACCTCAACGGAGATTCAGCCCCCTACGACGATTACGGCTTGGCGTCGCAGACGGAAATGTGGCCGATCCACGCGTACAGTTTCGCCATCGATGCGTCGAGCGTGGAACAACCCAAGGGAACCTTGAACACCAGCCGCATCGACCGCCTGGAAATGGATTTGGATGTGGAACCTATTCCGATCTTGGCCAATTACACCTATGAACTCCAGGTCTTTGTGGAAACCCTGAACTTTCTTGAAATCAGTACGGGATTGGGAGGATTGAAGTTTGCAAAGTAAAAGGGGCGCTGCCCCTTCAACCCCGCCATTGAACACGCTGGACTAACTCAATAAAATCCGGCCAAGTTTTCTCACGCCCATGTATAACCACCCAATGGCCGCACCTTACAAGTACGATATGACTGCGAAAGGTGTCATGAAATGGGCGTGTCACGAGATGGAACACGTGGGTCGCATTATTGCCGTAAAGGATCCTCACATTCAAAAGTCCTATGCCTACAGCACCCTGAATGGCATGGCACACGCCAAGGACGCCTTGTTTGAGTTGGTAAACGACTCCAATTACGCAACTCACAAGACCGATCTTCTCAAGAAGCACGACGCCCTGATTCGCGTTATGAAGCACCTGATTAAGGATTTCGATCTCGACCTGAAGGTGATCAAGTCCTTCAACACGGAAGGAACGCTCAGCAACCTTGGCTACCTGTCCTCGGGAGGGAAGACTCGCAAGAACAGTCGCAAGAACAGTCGCAAGAGCAGTCGCAAGAGCAGTCGCAAGAGCAGTCGCAAGAGCAGTCGTAAGAACCGCAAGTAATTCATGTGAGAATGGTATGTCATTCTTCAATGAATCTTATAGCAACCAAAGACCCTGTAATCGCATGGCTTTCTCTTTTTCATCCCCAATCATCCAATTAAAGTGGATCAAGCATACGTCTGACCCGAATGTAATCGGTGTGCGTTTGAGCAATGGAAAGTAGGCACCATTAGGAACCACCGATCGAGTAAGAGTTCGGCGGGACACGGAGTGTTTCACAAACAAATCGTGTAAATAATGCTGATCGCTAGGAAAGTATCGAATGTCCTCTTCTGTGTATTCAAACAAGGAGTACAAGGCCGGATTGTTTCGAAAGACCATGATCCCGGCACACATATTGGGGCATTGGTCGGACTTGACACACATCGTTCCGCGTTCGTCGCATTGAGCAAACACTTGAACATCCTTGTGTTCTTCCATAGCCTTTACAAACAGCGTAGTCGGATCCGAAAAGAGAAAGACATCCGTGTCTATAAATCCTACTGCCTTGACTCCCAACGCATAGGTTTCTTTCAAGGTGTATAACCAAACGTCCAACTTGGTAAAGCAGATGCGAATATAGTCTGATTTTCCCCAAATTGTAAATGTATCTGAAAATCTTGTTTTCAAAAAATCAGTCTTTTTACAAATACAGCACGGATGGTCGTTTAGTTCCTCAAATGTTTTATCGTCGTTACAATACACGACAAGTTTAAAATCAATGTGATTCTTTTCCATCGAGAGTAAGAAATTCTTCGTGTAGTGAATGTACCCGTAGTTGATAAAGGTGACCCAAACCAACTCCTTGTTAACAGACTCCATCTTCTATGGTTCAATCTTCACGGGTCTAAATGCCTTCAACATCCCTTCCAAAACTCCTTTGCGGACGCCTTTTGCTTCGCCTTTTTCACAAGGTCCGCATCAGCTGTATAGTGCGTTTTCCCACACATCAAGAGACTATGAACGCGTGCGTATCCCCATTGTTGCTGGGTGGCACCGGGACGATGCCCTGTGCGCCAGGCCGCCAAGCCACGATTGTAGCACTCGCGAATCACGGGAAGCGGGACACCCGTGGCCTTGGCCTTGTCTTCCAAGGATTTGGCATCCGGAAACCGGGCGCGAAAACGACGCGTGTAATCGGAGGTCTTTGTTTTGATGGCGTCCGTGACAAAAGGACGGTAGGCCGATGGATCCTTTGACGACAGTTTCTTCCGCGTCTGAATCTCCTTCCGACGACGAATCTTGTTTTTCTTGGTGAGTCCCGCGTAGTACTTGAGGGGCCAGAAGGAGGTCATCTACTTGATCCCTTTATTTTCGTTTACGCGTGTTCCTTCGTCTAGTTCGACGCCTAGACTTTCCTCCTCCTATCATTCCATCACTGGCTATTTTGGATTGGTTTGGACTTCCCTCTTGATTTACAAAGATGATGCGGTCTTTATCTGGATATTGTTTATCGGGTAATGGTGGTAGAATTCCCACACTTCTACAGGAGTTGTAGTTTTCTGGATTATAGTTTTGTATTTCAATTAATTTGAATCCTGTTATTGGGAATATAATTTGGTTAAGAGTGTCGACGAGTGGCTTCACAAAGATGCCGATAGGATCTAAATGTTTTCCTCCAATGAAGAACATATAAAATTCTAATGTTTTATATAAATCGATTACATATGTATTTGAATCTCGAATCGCATCTGGATTTCTTTCTGCTAATTCTCGCACAGCAGATTCAATCAAAGTTTTTAAAATGTTCATAATATTCTTTTTTATATCCATATATGAATAATTTTTACACCCTGTTACACTGTCTGAACTATTGCCAAAATATGGACATGATTCTACATTATGGTTTAATAAATATACTCCATTATTATTTAATTCATCATCCGTACGAGGTTGATTATTTAAATCGAGCATACATTCTCGGATGATTTGTAAATTATGTTTTAACGTTTCTATAGTAACTGTAAATTTGGGTAAAAGAATATCCTGGATAATAGCATTTTTTTTTATAATATAATTATCTATTAGTTCTGGATTTGGTACTCCTTTTAAAAGAGTATTTAATGGAAATTTATTTGGTTCGGATCGACTTTTTAATATATTAGGAAAAAAGATTCTATTTTTTACGTAATCTTTTACATAAGCAGGACATATGTCTTTTGTGAATCGTAAGGAAGGAGGGGTATTGTCCACAAGTGTTCGCAGTAACATTACCTTCAAGTTTTCAAGTTGACGCAACTCGATCATACCGGCTTCCCATTTGTCTCCGTTCTGGCCTTCTATGGATTCAATGAGTGTTTTCATCGCATCATATATGCTTCCAATTTTACGATGTAGGTTTTGGAAAAATAGTTCAGCATCGGGATTACGACACGCTTCAACCGCTTCTTCAAACCGTTCTACATCTGTGCGAGTATCTATCGGCATTCTAGATAGGAGGAATATTAATGTCCCGCCATCTGTCGCTGTTCTTTGAGCCGGAGCACAAATGGTTCCTCCAAGACTACATGGGTGTGGGTCTCATCGGTTTCCATCTGATTGAAATCAAGAAAAACGTCTTGATTTCAACGAATAACGCGGTCAGATCTAATACTTCGTCACCCACCAGTCGTCGTGGAGGTAGGGAGGCATTTCCGAGTACGACTGCGACACAATCTTGGTGCTCGGCCCCTCGCGATACAGACCATCAATTTGTGAGTAGTTCAGAGCGTACGCATAATACTTGAGGCGCGACACCATACCCTTGGCGGCGTTATCGACCTTAAAGTCCGTTGCCGTAGCGTCGTTGCCCCGAGGAAATCGTATGGGGTAGAGCACGTATACGTTTCCAAAGTTCAACTTGGGCACCGTCTTGAACTCGTGGCGGACCGTGACGTTTCCGTTGATGTAGACGTCGAGGTACTTGCCTTTGAGAACAAGGACAAGGTGGAACCACTTTCCGATGGGAATGTTGGGGATTTGGACGTGATTATCCCAGGCCGTGGTGGAGTTCATGTACAATCGCAATGTGTTCTTGTTTCCTTCCACAAAAAGGCCGGGGGCCATTAGAGGAAACCCGTCCTTGCTTCCCTTGTGCATAATGTGCTTCAACATCGTCGCATTGTTGGAGGATGTGCCTCCGCAGGTGTCCTTGACCGTCGCTTCAAAGGTTTCAGGAGAGATGAAGATGTACATGGAGTAACTGAACTCCATTCCATGAACCTCGTTCTCGCTGTTTTGAACTAGAGGGTATCCGGAATCGGGGGCCTGAATGATGACCTGCTTACTCGGCGTCGTATCCTGAAACAGCACGGACGTCTGATTATCGAATTTTTGAAAGAATCCGACGAGTGTTTCAACGATGGTGACAACGCTGTACAGAACTAGAAGGGCAACGATCGTCAACAACAGTTGTGGGATTAGACCGGGACCTACAAGGTATCCTAGAATCGGGGTGACTTGCTCCATGTCTTCTAGTAGGATAGAAGAAATGAAACTCCGAGAAGATGATTAGTTGCCAGAATAGGTCAGATTGATGCCAAGTTTATCTGCCAAATACCCCAGAAACCCACCAGAACTTGAAGGTCCCGCCTGGTAGATGGCGTAGATGCGGTCCGGGGTCAAGGGATATCCGAAAAACTGGATGCCACCGAACTTGCCACCGAAGCCTCCGCTCTGTCCGACAACAACGGATTGCGCACCGTTGAGAGGTGCCATTGGGACGTTAGGAAGAACACAGGAGCGGTTGAGTTTGCCATCATAGTAGACATCGACAATGCGTCCATTCACCGAGATGGTAAAGTTGATCCAACGCTGAAGGTCGACGTCCTGGATGTCACACATGGGAATGTCAATACTACCTCCCATTGAGGGCGCGCCCCCGGATCCGGAAAAGATTGCCTGAGCGTTCTTGTTCTCGGTGTAGTCAATGTCCTGCTGGACGCCTCCAGATGTCTTGTCTGTGCGAATACGAACCATCAACTTGGGTTCGTTAGGGTACAGAATCGTCGTCAGAAGGGAGCCACTTGCCTGCTTCGAGTCCACGATCTGAAGCACGCTCTTGGCGAGTCCGGAGCGGTAATCCCAACTATGAATGTACATCCAGAAGGAGATTGTGTACTCTCCGCCGGGCTTGACACGAACATCCTTATTGTCTTTCGGAAGGGGATGCGCCTTGGGCTTGTTGGCATCAATGATCACGTTTGACAGAGTCACATCCAGGTCGGACCCCGCAATCAAGAACTTGTAAAGGTAGTACAGTGCGATCAGGGCTACGACGACGTAGACGACCTTCATGATCAAAGATTGATTTCCCGTGAAAAAGGATCGGGCTGCTTCCATTCGTCTCTATCCTACGAAAACAATTTTCACGCGAATTGATACTCGACGTACTCGAGCGGACCGGTGGTATCATCCGGCACACAAAGCCCCATCTTACAAAAGGCATCCCTGAGACTGGACCACATGAAATCGTAGCGTTCCGGAATGAGAGGTTTGCCTCGCGTGTCGACATTGCGTTTGTAGTTAGCCATGACCTGGGATTCGGAGAGTCGGGAAGGCCACGCTTGGAAAAGACCCGCCTGTCCGGAGAAATCCGGAGAGGTTTCTAGCAACACTCCCTGGGGGTAGAGTGTTGGAAGATTTTCGAGCAGTTTAGATGCTACCAGGGCACCATTCAAGTAGACGTCTACACTGCGTCCTTCCAGTGTCACAGTGAGTTGATTCCATCGGGCGATCATAAACTGGTCCACGTCAAGGGATTGTACCTCGCCAGGGGTCACGATGGCACCATTCATCAAAGGCTTCACACGGACACGCGCGACTTGATGGATAGGGTCCAGGAGAATGTCACCGACGCCCAAGATGTACAGAAAGGGTTTGAACCGGAAGTCGTCTTCGGGACCCCCAATCGGAATACGTTCACGATTGACGTCGTCCATGTAGACAAAGGCACTTAGCGTGAAATTGTTGCCCAGAGAGGTGTTGATTTGCGACTGATCAAAGACCGTTTTGATGGAATCGGATCCCGATGCGTTGCCGGCACCCTGGAGCACGTAGGGACCCATCACAAGGGCATCTTTTGCCTTGGGACGAAGGTACAGATAGAGGCCTATTCCGAGAACGCACAGCACCACGATGACACCCACCCACATCATTGTAGGAGATACAGACCTTGTCGCGGGTACAACGGCCTGTTTTAGCATACTTCCGTCAAACATAGACGCCATTCTATCGTATAGATACGAAATTCTTGCTCGGCAAGTAAGTATTTCGTATAAAATTACAGTGTTATGAAAATGCGGCGGTCAATGATTGAGAGACCGATGTCGGAACAACATTTGACACGGCACTTGTGACAGCCGTTGTTGTGGCGGAAATCATGTCCTGCGTCGACGTATCCGTGGACTCGCAAACGGGCCTCTTCGTAGTGAAGGTCGGAAACGACGGACACAACGACCGCACGTCGACCGCTGTCAAGGGCTGATTCCACACATACAGGTTTTGGATCTGAGCTTCCGCGGCGGCTGACCCCGCGAGTCCGTACCATTCATGCTCCACGCGTTTAGGAATACCGGAGAGCACCTTGGTGACTTCCAGACGGCAATTGATGTAGACTTCGAGCACGCGGTGGTGTATCACGACGCCAATACGAAACGGCGTGTCAAGGGGAATGTCGGCGATCCGCACGGATTCACGAAAGGTTTCGGATCCGAGCGAGGAATCCACAAAGACAAGCAGATCGTTGGTGTTGGGATCCAAAAAGACGCCGGGGTTCATGCGTTTGGGCAGACCAAAGGGAGGCAACGGTTGGTTGACAACACTGGCCAGGAATCCCTTTGGTATGATGCCACCGCCGTCTTCTGCCTTGGCCAGGTCGGAGGACCCTCGATGAAGAATCTGGCGATACGGACCTTCCGTCGTCTTGTAATTACGCGTATCCAACAAGGTCACGTCAAGCAGGCAAGAAAAAGAGTCGTCGTGAAAGTCGGGAACGTCCTGGTTCAAGGGAACAAGCAAGTTTGTGTAGGTCTTGGACGGAGGCCAAAACAAGTGTCCCGTTTGATAGATCTTCATCCGCTTCGGGCGCGGATCGAGCCAGGACAAGGATAGAGGGACACCAAGAAGCATCAGGACTACCAAGACGACAACAATCAGAAGACCGATGTAGAGAATCCAGGTGCGACTCGGGGGACCGATTGCGGTGCCTAGTGAGGACCCCACAGCCGACGATGTCGACCGTATCATGCCAAAGAGCGAACTATCAGCCATTCTATTCTACGGCGATGAAAAAAGAGATTAGGGACCAAGAGGAAGATGTGCAATATTCATATACCTCTGTTTCAAGGTTTGATTTCCGTTATTGCCGTGTTCATTGGTATGCATTGTTTGAAGCCAGTTGGCTTGTTTACCATATCGATTTGCGTTACGATTCTTACCTCGTGTTTGACTTTTGCGTTGTAAGTTGCGGAGGCTAGCAACTGATCTATTTCTCCGTGAGATGTTGTAATGTCTTCTGGTTGGGTATCGTTCCATATTCCTAAGTCGCTCTACAAGTACTAAATCACCCTGCCCCCTATTATCTTCATTTTCCGAATCTTTACAATCTGCTTTAGCCATATATATATCGGAGAGCCAGTTGTGTCCTGTAGTTCTTGCTCTATGACTTAATTTACGCAATTCCTTTGCACTCCTAGGACCACAAGGACTACCCCCTTCCGCATCCAATCTCTGTAAACGTGGTCTTGGATCAAATCTTTGTCTCATGGCATACAAATCCATTTGGATTGTATTATCCATATACCGGTTATTCAAATCTTCATTCATTGTTAAGTTTCTACTTTAATGTTTTTTTTTATTATAAACATTTTAGTATCCCGGGCAAACATTTGGAGTCTCAACAACTGATTATTTGAAATGCCGGTAATGCCAGTAATGCCAGTGGGTCTGAAGGTCTAGAAGATTGGAAATAAAAAAACATCCTATTCCGGAAGTTAGGCATTCCCATAAAACACCCGTTGGACGGCCGACTTGATGAAGGACCGCAACTTCATCGACGTCTTCTTCATCACCGGACTCGGAGCGTCTCGCAACTTGTTTTTGTTGTACGTGTTTTCCGAATGACACATGACCAACATGACCTTCATCGGATCGAGTTGGGCCATCTTGATGGTGTATTTGTTGGTGAAACCGACTTCCTCCGCAAAGGTCACGGTCTCATCACACCGGTGCGTCTTGGTCACGGCTTTCCAAAAGGCCATGGTTCCAAAGGTGGAGTGGGACGGCCCGTAAGGCCCGCACTCCCAAATGCTCTGGTCGTCCGTAAAAAAGAGATGGTTTCGTGTGGACCCCACCAAGTCGACCTTACGCGAAACGAGTGTTTGAACGGCGTGAGACACGCGTTCAGGCGGATAATAGTCATCGTCATCCATCACAACAATCACCTCCCCCCGCGCCTCGTCATGGAGTCGATTCCGCTTGGCACCGACATTGAGTTTTTCGTCGGACGAAAAATAACGAATATTCATCGACGTCAGATGTGGTGTCAGAAGGTCCAGGATCTTATCGGAACCATCGTCTAATACGAGCCATTCCATTCGTTCCTTGGGGTAGGTTTGTGCCTTGATACATTCGATGAGCCAAGGAATGAATTTGCGACGATTATACGTCGGCGTAACAATCGACACGGGCGGGTGGGTCGCCTTGGGACTAAGACAGGCAGGCCATTCGGAGGTCATCTATAGGCGTATAAACGCAGTTATTTAAGCCAATCACAATAAAAACTGAATTCTCCTATCTAAACCCACGCAGGAAGAAAATCACAACCAGATGTCTCTCGTCTCCAGGCGAAAACTCTGGGCCTTGTTTGAGGCCCTGTACAGCCAAGAACTCAATAGCGAGTCGAAACAAGCCGATACACCCCCTTGGATTAAAACACCGTTACTTCCTCATCAGCGATCCGCGCTAGCCGCGGCCCTTGATTTGGAAAAAGCGAAAGAAAGCGGCATCGAAGTCGGAGACATACCAGGCGACCAAGTGGGAGGTCGCATGTACGCGTCGCACGGAATCTTGGGTGATCGCGTCGGATCTGGAAAATCCTTGACGGCCCTTGCCCTTGTCAAAGCACCCCCTCCATCACCATCCTATGTTGAATTTGTTACGCGAACTACGGTTCAAGGCGAAGGCCGAGACGTGGGGATTCTTCGCCATCGCACGCAAACACACACCAATTATGGACAGACGTTGAGACCCGTCAGTACCTCATTGTTCCTAGTGCCTCACGCATTAATTTCACAGTGGGAAACCTACGTGACCCGTGATACAACGTTGAGAGCCTTGTTTATTAAGCGTAAATTAGACGCCACCTCGGAAACCTTTATGACGAATTTAGAAACGTATGATGCCGTCTTTGTATCCTCGACCATGTGGGCCACCTTGAAGCAGACCCATCCAATTAGAACCTTGCTGTGGAATCGCGTCTTTGTCGACGAAGCCGACAGTATTTCCGTGACGACGGATTGGGACGATGTCAACGGGCTTTTTTACTGGTTTATCAGTGCCAGTTGGTTGAACCTTGTCTTTGCGGCGGGCGTCTATTTCAATATTGCGGCCACCTTCACGCCTCCTCCCGATACCCCTACAGAAGTGATTCGACGTGTCTCGGCACTCCAGGCGGGCGGTCAATACCTCAGCATTGCTGGATGTCGGCATTTGAACATTGTGCGACGCATGTGTGGCGTGAGTATTATGGGTAACACAGTCAGCCTCAACGCAGCGGGGATTCAATCCTCGCGTCTTATTATTCATTCGTCGGAAGACTATATTCAGGAAAGTTTTCGATCTCCGGAAGTGCTTCACACCTATGTCACCTGTTCCACGCCGGTCAACATTCGCGTCTTGGACCAATTCATTTCGGCGGAGATGCTGGAACGACTTCACGCAGGAGATTTAGCGGGTGCGTTGGAATCGATTGGAATGACGGCCCACTCGGAAACGGAAGTCGCGAGTGCTGTGACGGACAGTTTGCGGAAAGAGTTGGACCAGGCACGACGCACCCACGAATTCAAAAAGACGATTGAGTACAGTTCGGACGCGGCCAAACAACGATCCTTGGAACTTTGCGAACAAAAAATCGCCAGTCTGGAAAGCCGCATCTCGGCGATTGAAGACCGCCTTCAACGAGCAAAGGAGCAGACGTGCCCCATTTGCTTTTGCGATGTGACAAAGCCGTCTGTCACACCCTGCTGCCAACAACTGTTTTGCTTTCCTTGCTTGTGCGAATCACTGAAACGGACGTCTGCGTGTCCATTATGTCGTGCCAGAATCAATGACGTGAAGCAGATTTGTGTAGTGGGAGAATCGAATACCATTGTGCCTGCCGATAAAGTCGAGCAGTTGCTAGACACGGAAGCCAAGTTAAACAAGAAGGACTCCTTCCTTCGCTTTGTCCGAAAGAACCCGAGTGCCAAGATTTTGACCTTTAGTGGGTACGATGCGACCTTTACGGGGTTGGAACACGCCCTGGAAATGGAAGGGTCTTCGTATGCGACCTTGAATGGATCTCAGGCCCGGATTGACAAGTTGCTCCGCGAATTTGGAGCCGGTAAATACACAACCTTATTCCTCAACGCCAGAAACATGGGCGCGGGGCTGAATATAGAGGCGGCGACGCACGTGGTGCTGTTTCATAAAATGTCGTCGGAATTGGAAAAACAGATTATTGGACGCGCTCTGCGCTTGGGACGCACGACGCCTCTCGAGGTGGTTCATCTGGTTCACGACAATGAGGTGGGACAAGCAGTGGTTCATGCCTAATCCACAAAAAACAATAAAAACAATCCCGGTCCCTGATAGGAATGTCCTTTGCCAATTTCGTTCACGCGACCATTATTTACTTTACAGGCATTGTGGGCCTTCTCATTACTAGAACCTTCAAAGGAAACTGGTCCAAGGGCTTGTGGACCTATATTCCTATCTTTTGGGTTCCGATCCTGACGTCCTGGCCTATTTCGTTGTATGTGCTGTTTGGAGGGCTCGACTAAAAATTATCGTACCCTTATAGGATATGCAACATACCTTGGACCTAAATTTGGCATGGTATAGACGAAATTTTAGAGATACATATGATACCGTGAAAATGGTTCGCACGGTATTAGAAAAAACGCACGAACAGTTTCCTGAGGCATCGTGTCCGCACGCAACTCGATTGTTGCTTGAATGGCTACCTAATGTGACATTAATGTGCGGCACATTTAAAAATAAGGCAATGGGGAAACCCGCATTTCATGTATGGGTCTTTGATATGGATGCCAAGGTTCATATTGATATAACGGCGGATCAATTTCCGATTAAAACGACGAGCAAATTGTTGTTTTTTAGAACACATGATACAGCCTTACTGGAAACGGTTGGGTATAAATTGGCAACGCTCCAAGTTTGGAACGAGTTATTTGATATCGGACCCTATGTTACCTTTCCTCTTTCCAAAATGAAACTTACCTACGATGGAAAAGAAACCTTGGAAGATGTGTATAAGGAGGTAAGGAGACGAATAAAGGGGGCATAGCCCCAAGGGGGCATAGCCCCCTTCGACCCCCTCTCACGGTAATCAGCGTGGGTCCCAGGACGGGGTCGAAGGGGCGGAGCCCCTTAAAATTGAGGGATGCCTAGCTGTCTCACAGCCAGGCATCCAACCATGCTTACTCGTTCCATGTCCCACCCCGTCAAGTTTACTGCCGAAGACTACGAAGCTGCTTCCATTCTGACCTCGATGCGCCACGCAGCTCCCGCCCTGATTCCCGTTCCCGCCTTTCGCGAACTCCGCCCTCGGTCCTATCAACGCATTCCTCGCCTGTCCGTCTTGCGTACCTATGCCCCCGCCGAGTTTGCATCCTTCCTTCGCCGTCTCCACGACATGGAGTTGGTGATTCTCCACCGTCGCAATCAAAACACCCTTGCCTCCGAAGCCCATCTGACCGAGGAGCAGCAGGCAATGCTGACCTCCGCCTACCAGCGACGACTGAACTAGGATGTAGGAAACGCAGACGGACGAGGTACGTCCAACGCTTGAAGCAGACGCATAAAGCGATTCGCATCCGTACCAGGAAACCACCTAGGCAATATGCCTCTCCAAAATTCCGAATGTTCCCACGCGGGCTGGCCTTCTTTTTTTCCGTATCCAGGTGACCCCACTTTTTTGATTTCCGAGTCAGCCGCCAAGAGAAATACGTTTGCCTTCCAGACCGTCGAATCGAACCCCGCATCGAACCGAGGGTCCGTTGCCACAAAAAGGTCCCTCATCTCACACAGGTACCGGAACTGATTGTACAACATCGATTGCTTCGCGAGTACAGCGGTGTATTCCATAGAGTCGTCCGTCCACGACGTGGCAGCATCTTCTGCGACACCCCCAGGACCAAACAGAATCTGGTTGACCGACTGGAGTTTGGCCTGGTAGGTCAAGGGAAACAGTGTCCAATGCTGGAAAAAAAAGGTGTAGTAGTCCAGGCGATCGGATGACAAAATGGTCTGAAAGGCCCGTTTATACATCTCGTAGCCGCGGGCATTGTTTCCTACGTATCGCTTGATCCAAGTCGGCAAGGATTCGTGAAGGTGGAGTCCCGCCAAATTCAAGTCGTTGTTATTCAGAGGCACCTCCGCCGTCATGTCAAGGGCCCCCCGCAACAGTTGCCCCACTGACGTCTTGATGGTTTCCGATCGTCGAATACGATTCGACCCGAGTGCGTGTGCGTCCGCCAGTCCCGATTCAATCGTGTGTTTCACTTGTAAGACAGACAGAGTCCCCTTCGCGACATCGTGCTTGATTTCACGCACCGATTGAAGGATTTTTCGCAAGTCTCCACTGTGAATGGCCGACAGTTCCTTTGCGAGGGGGTCGAGATCGGACAAAGAGGTTCCGGATAGATCCTTGAATTGTGTGCGAATGAGAGAGACCACATCGCTATGAGAGGGCGCGCCGACGGCAAAGGTTTGACAGATTTTTTGAAAGGGTTGAAATTTCTTTTCCATCCACTCGTTGCTGATACACACGATCGCATTGTCTCCCTTGTATTCTTTGAGAATGCGAATCAATTCCGAGAGTCCTCCTTTGTCTCCCACGGACATACCGTCGATTTCGTCCAGGATTAACCCCAGATTTCGGGGGCCTTCGGGTCGAAAAAAGTCGGCGACGTTGCGACTGTTGAGCAACGGAATCAAGGAGTCTTCAACGGCGGCCTTGTGACGATGCTGAGAAGCGTTCCATTCCACAACACGATAGTCGGCGGCTTCAAGGGCGGCCCGGGCCAACGTGGTCTTTCCAATACCAGGAGGTCCGTACAAAAAGAGGGAGTGATGGGCCTTGGGAGACGGACTCTTGGCCCATGCGATGATTTGGGAAAAGAGATCCGTGTGAATGGACGACATCTTAGGGTACCTGGGTGGAACAGGCTTTAGCCCCTCCAAAAGGTCTAAACTCTTCCTTCCTTCAGTATCCTAAGATGTCACCCATTCCGGATTCGTTTTTGAACGTGACCCGCATCCTCACTGCGAGTGAGATTAGCATCTATTACATTCAACGTGACGGAACATCCGCCTTGCCTGAGTTGAGGGATTACCTGTTTCACTCTGAAGTGATTCCTGTTCCAGACGGAGTTAGTTTTCGATTGCGTATCTCGAAACCTTCCTTAAACCATACTTGATACCACAAGGTCTTACTCTTTTTGAACCATTCATATGATTCAGAAAGAGATAAAGAAGAGAACAAATCTAATCATCTCCAAACAAGGACAACCAGGAGAGTCCGTAGGTCTGGAGACGCATCTTGAGATCCTCGGGGGCCTCGCCCTTAATGATCGGAAAGGCGTAGTCATCGCGATTGATCAACGAGGCCACATTCTTGGGATCCATTACCTTGAAGCGCCCATTGGTGCTGACGCCTACGTAATCGACGCACTTTAGTTGCGTATTGTTGGGTCCGGGAGGTACGGGGGTCAGGTAGTCGGGACAAAGTGTCTGGTAAGGAGGCCACTTGGCATTTTTGGCTCCGACAACAAACCATTTGACGTAGTAAAAGTACAGAGCTAGAATTCCTCCTACCAGAACCAAGACAGCGGCAACCTGCCTCTGCATCACGCTATACAGGTAATACACGACTATCCCCACAATCGCAATCCCTAAAATCCAATAGGCGTATTTGGCGATGCGACGAAGGCCGTTCACCAGTCGTTGATTCGTACTAACGTCGGACATTTCTATCTAGGCAGATTATTTTTACTTGTTCCAACTTACTGGATGCGGGCAACGGCCGTAGCGAGCCCATCCCCATCTCCATAGGTGGAACCACCCAGACGAATGTATCCCGTGTAATACTCCTGAGGTCCCCCGGGAGCGGCGTTGCCCGTACCAGCACCCGTACCGTACACCCCGAGGGCTCCCGCAGGCACGAATTGAACCTTGCGTAAAATGGTTGAGACGTTCGCACCGGACGCCAAATCGGGGACGTAGATTGTCTTACCCATATCACGGAGAACAACCGCACCTGGGGTCGAGACTGCTGGTACCTGTAACACCCACGACACAGTGCTCAGATGTTCGTCGACAATCGTCGACTGAATTCCGGCCACATTAATGTACATGGTGTTGGACAGGGTCTTCTTGTATTCGACTGCGTAAGACGTCATCTATACAAGATAAAGAAAAAAAAATTTTTACTGGATACGAGCGACGCCAGAGGGGAACCCATCAGCGGCGCCGATGCGGATGTAGCCAGTGTAAAAGGCAGGAGTCGTCGTGGCGGTAGTGGCTCCCCGAGGAATGTACTGGACACTGCGAAGGATGGTAGAGGGAGCGGCACCCGTGGCAAGATCAGGAACATAGACAGTCTTGCCCATATCGCGAAGAACGGCGGCACCGGGGGTGGAAAGGGCACCGAGGCCCGTGACCCAGGAGACATTGCTCAAATTCTCGTCAATAATGGAGGACTGAATGGGGGCAATGTTGATGTAGATGGCATTGGTCTGGGAAGGACGACTATGGACGGAGGACATTTATACGGAGTCAGAAGAAAAAAA